TCGCTGCTTTTGAACGAGGTGTTCTTCGTCTGGTTCCCGGCTGTGCTGGTCATCAAGGGCGCTTCGACGCTCTGGTCTCTTTTGCGTACAACGCAGGGCTAGGGAATCTTCAACGCAGCCAGATCCGCATGAAGGCAAACCGTGATGACATCGAAGGTGCCGCAGATGCATTCATGCAATGGACGAAGGCTGGCGGCAAAGAACTCCCGGGTCTTGTCAAGCGGCGCAGGGACGAGCGTGCGCTGTTTCTAAGGTAGACCACGCCGCTATTTCAACACCAAGTCGGCCACCAGCACCGTAACAACGATTGCCGTCAGGGCAAGCCAGACCCAGAACGCTTCGGGGAGCGTTTCCGGGTCTTCGGCTCCAAGCTCTGTGCAGGCTTCCGCCGGGTCGAGAGGCCCGTGCTCACCAGGCGCTCGTGAGTCGTGAACCGATGCAGATTCGCGCATTCGTACCTCCGTCTGGTGTGTGCCATCTCTCGGTGCGTTTCCAGCACTCCTGCCCACTTACCGCACAGTGGGCAGTTCACGGTGCGCCTCGGTCATGCGGATAAGCCTGCGGGCATCGCTTTCCATCAGGCCCGGGATCTTGGCCTCGAACCAAATGCGGCCAACCTCGTCATCCGTCAGCCGGCGGCGCAGGCGCTCGTTCTCAACGATCAACGCGCGCATCTGCTGGTGCAGGTCGGAGCAAATGCGGTCGTGGGTTTCGACGGTGATCATGGTGTTGCGCCCTCAATGAAGCGGGCGATGCACCCGCCGTAGTTGGTGTTCGGGTGGTCTACGTCAAACTGACGGGCGATCTGGGCGCAGCGGTGACGTTCGGCCTCCACGCCCCGCCTTCGTGCCGCACACAGCGGCTTGTCGCACATTGCACTGCAGGTATGCAGCTGCTCCTCTTGGCGTTTGCGATCTGCCGCCAGCAACATGTACGCAAACCGCTGGAAGTGCGCTTCGTCGCCCCAGTGCTGGCCTGCAGTTTCGTGCATCATGGTGGCGATGTCGTTGTCCTTCATGTCTTGCTCCTTGCACGGATGGCGGCGGTTGCGATTCCTGCTTGCGCCCAGCCGTGCGTGCTCCATTCTTGCTCACACACCTTCGCGCAGGCTTCGCGCTCGGCCGCCACCGCCTCTGCCACCGCTTTCTCTAGCAGGTCTTTGTAGGCCAACTCAACAGCCTTTTCAAACATGCGAGTGGTGTCTTGCACAAATTCTTTGTAGGTTACGATGGGCATGTCTTGGCCCTTTCGACCAATATATTGCTGTGAAGTGGTTGCAAATTCGGACAAAGACCGTCCGCAACCGGCAACTTGCCATTGTTGATTTATAAGCCCATGAGTTTGATGATTGCACAGTGGCTGATAACTCAAGGCTTTGAGGATTGATTCGCTCACGTTTTGTTTCTCGCTCTGATCTCCGCAGCACACCGCTGCGCAATCCCTTCAATGCTTGCGTGCTGGTCGCAGATGTCGGCACACGCCTCACGCTCCATCAACAGCCCCTCCGCAATCTGCGTTCCGAGGTGGTCAAGCAGGTCTTCGACGGTATCTCCATGCCCGGTGGCGTAGCCCATGCTGCGCATCCAGTGGGCGACTTTTTCGCGTTGGGCTGCGGCGACGATGGCGGCGAAGCGTTCTAGGTCTTCTTTGGTCATGTCTTCCTCCTAAGCCACCGCCACAGCGGCAACAGTGCTAGTCCGTTGACGAAACCGCGCAGAAAGGCGCGGAGTTTCATGCTTGCCCCTCTGCTTTGGCGATGGCTGCGCGAACGCATTCCGACAACTGTTGTTGTGACATCTGCACCGACAGGGGGTTGACGATGCTTTGCCGTATCAACTTCAGCGCCTTCAGCAGTTCCGGCTCGCGGCGGGGTGGGTTGCTCTTGATCTTTTGCAGCAGGGCCACCCGCTCCATGTCCCAGCCCTTCTGTTTCTCAGCCATCGTGCGGTTTGCAATGCCGTCGCACTGCGCGGCGTGATGCAGTTGGACTTCAATCATCCCGTCGATTAGTTGAAGCTCTCGATCTGTCCACGCCACCGGCTCCTGCTCCTGCTCCTGCTGCGCCAGCGCGGCGCGGAGGGCGGTGATGGCAACCTCAAACTGGGCGTACAGCGTGTCGCTATGCGTCGTGTCTCTCAATTTTTCCAACGCCTCCAGCGCCTTCTGCATTACGGCTCGTTCCTGGTCATTCATGAGTTCTTCTCCTTCAGCTTGGCCTGGACGGCGCGGGCAACGGCACGTCCGAAGTGCATTTTTTCTTGATCTACCGCCCACCGTATGGCAGCGTCGCGCTCCTCCTCGCTCAACGACTGCCACTCGCGGCGCGATCGCACTTTTCTGCGCTGTAGGCTTCGTTGCTCGCCCAGCCATGCAATCGACCCCTTGTCTACCCACGCCACCGGCTCCTGCTCCTGCTCCTGCTGCGCCAGCGCGGCGCGGAGGGCGGTGATGGCCTTATTGCCTGCTTTTGGCAAACTTATGTAGTGGTGCTCAATGTGCTCCAACGCCTCCAACGCCTGCTGGGCGGCTTCGCGCAGGGCACTCATTTCATCCCCCCCGCCATAGCCAGAATCACAGCGACCGCGCACGCCACCGCAGCCACTGCCGGCAGCCACGTATCCAGCGCCGACTCCTCGGTATGCGGCGGCTCCCAGTACGCCCGCGCGGGGCAGACTCGGCCCTGTTCGCACCCGCCGTGGCAGCAGCGCTGCATCGGCTCGACGTCGGGGTCAAGCGCCTGGCGAATTTCCGTCTCGGTGTTCATACGCGTTTCCTCATCTCGTACTCGACAACGTCTTCCAGTCGGTACACGATCCGCGCCCGGGTTCCTTCCCCGAGGCGAACGTGTGCCGGCCCCTTGCGCAAACGCCGCCACTCGGCCAGCGTGCGGGCAGTGATCCCCCACCGCTTGGCCAGTTCAACAGGCGTCAGAGGCGCCGAGTTCATAGCGCACCATCCCCGGCTTCTGCGGCGGCAGGTGCCGGCACTGGCGCCGGCTCCGACTCGGCGCGGATCTGATTGGCGCGAGCTTGGGCCGCGGCGATGGCCTCCTTGCGGTCATCTGCCGGCAGGCTGCGCATCATCGGCCGCACCAGTTCCAAGCCTTCCAGCGTGGCCGTCATGGCGATCTGCTCCAGCACAGCATCCAACGTAACGGCGGGGGCGGGCGGTGCGGGCGGTGCGATCTCGTCCACGGGGCCCATGTCGCGCATGCGGACGGGTTCGCGGGGCTCCATGTCGCTGACTTCCTCGGGTGTGTAGGTGCCGACAGTCACGCCAGGGTAGACCGTTCGGATGCCTTCACTGATACACCTGGCGCGCAGCATGGCGCGTGGATATTGATTCCATGTCGGGTTTTTAGTCAACCCTGCGCGCTTGGCCATCTCAATCGTCCAGTCAATCTCAACACTGCCGCCTTGGGCATGCGAGAACTCGCCGGCCACGCGCTGGTCAGTCATTGACGTCCACTTGACCTTGCCACCAGCAGCTTGGAACCTAGCCAGCATGGCGTCGGCCTTGAGCGCAGGTCGGCCTTGAATGATGTGGTACTCCTGCACGGCCTTGGCGGGATGCAGTCCCTCGGCCTCGCAGATTGCCATCAGCGCGATGGCCTGATCTCTGGTGCGAACACCAAAAAGGCCAGACTTGCAGAAAGCGTCTGCAAGATGAAGTTGCTGTTCAAATGGAACGATGTTGCTCATGATGATTTCCTGTTTTTGAGGTTCCAGCGTTTGGATGCTTCGTTGGCGCAACTATGGCAAATGCGGCGGCCAAATAAATTGAGTCCAGAATACAAATGCCCACGCGGGCAAAATGCTCTGATTCTTGCCGGGCATTTGTGTCTTCCCTTCTTCACCATGTCCTTGGAGTTATCGGAATGACTCCCGACAAAAAGATGCGCAGGGTTGACACACAATCTCACGTCACATGAATGCAAGACACACATGCCCTCGCCTATCTGGCCGCGAAATGCCAAAAAAGACGCCCTATGGGCTGATATGTCTTTGTTGCCAACGCGAAGTTTTCCATATCCAGAACTCCCGCAGCTTTTGGCCCAGAGCCAGCATCCAGTCATTGGTTCTGGGGAAATTCCGTCTGCAAGACGGCGCCGCAGACTTTCCAGTTGATCAGCAGAAAATTGTTGCGCCATCTTTTCCTCCAGATCAGATTGCTCCCGCCCCCGCCTTCTGCGGCTGCGGGCGCGGCGGCATCGCCTTCACGTCCTCGATCGCGATGCCCTCGATACCGCACTGCATGAGCTCCTCCGGCGTCGGAATCCGGGCCTCAACCGTCTCTGGGCGGATGTGCCTGATGGCGGTGTTCTTGTGCGGCGCGCGGATCAGGCGCTTCTGGTTGCCCACGGTCACCAGGAAAACGTGGGACTTGCTCTCCCGCTTCTTGCGGGGCTTCTTCTCGACTTCGCTCACTTTGCAATCCTCTCAGACGCGAGACGCTTCAGCGCCTCGACTTGGTTGCCGACCTGCTCCAGAAAAGAAGTGACCTCGGCCTGCAGGTCGGCGATGAAGCCGGGGTCACGGTTGATGCGCTGCACATAGAGCTGAAGCTCTGGCGGCATGCGCGGGTCGAACGAGATGAAATCGCACCAGTCGCGGCCGGTGATCCACAGCTGGCCCTGTACCTGCGCCATGTGTTCTGCCGGCATGCCGCTGGTCAGCGTTTCAATGTGGTTGCGGGAATTGAACGGGCACTTAATCTCAATCAGCCCGTCCCAGTCCACCAGGCCGTCAGGGCTGCAGCCCGCCTGCAGCGTATCGTGCTGGACAAACCCGACGTCCTCCACGATCACGCCACGCAGGGACTGGTACGCGCGGCGGGCTTCGTCTTCCTGCTCGCGGCCCCACGACATGGCGGCCGTGTCCAGCCGCTGTGCCGGCTCGCCGGTCAGGCGCTCGACTACCAAGTCCGCGGCGTAGTCGTCCCGGACCGAGAGGTAGCCCTTGCCGTCTTTTCGCTTGGCGATGACGTCTTTGAACCTGCTGGCCGTTGCCTTTCCGGCCCGGGCGCGGAACCAGTCGGCGGTGCGTTGTTCGAGGTCGGCGGTCATGCCTTCACCCCATACGCCCGAAACGGCAGGTCAACGTACTCGCCGCAGATGTCCATGGCCACAACCAAGCGGATCGCCTGCAGCGCGGTGGGGGCAACGGCCTCAATCCACGGCCAATCGGGCGACGCCTCGTCGCTCAGGATGCGGGCTACCCAGTGGGCAGCCTCGTCCTCTAGCTCAGCGTAGTGCTCGACCGCGATCTTGTGCGTGTCCATCATCGGCCCGACCACGGCCCACGAGCCGTAGTCTTTCGGGCCGATCAGGGCCGTCAGGATGACCCACACTTCTCCGTCGGAAAGGTCTGCGGTGGGCTTACGCATGGGGGCGCTCCTCGTCAATGATGCTGATCTGTTCGGGCTTGCTGTCGTCGGCCGGGAACAGCGCGATCTTCGTCTCTCGGCCGTCAGCGTCGGTGACGACGATGTTTCTCCAGGTGCACCTGTCAATGCTGTAGTGCTTTTCGGCGCGCACGCTGACGATCTGATGCATGTGAATTGTGGTCGTGGCCATGTTCAGATCTCCCAGTCATACGGATCAGAATCGGGCTCGCTAGACGCAAACATCGCGTCCGCGATCTGCTGAACGCGGTGCTCGTTGTGCGCCAAGAAGCGCGACTGCAGCTCGAACCGAGCCGCGTCGGCCTGCGCGCGGGTGCCGGCAAACAGGCATGCCAGCAGGACGTCGGCGTGAGCCGAAGCCATGTCCTCCTCGCGGACGTTCACGACATCGAACGCCGCACCCTCGCGGGCAGTCGAGACAATTGAGAACCACAGTTGCCAGTCCGCAGGGCAGGCCAGCAGGTGGTCGCGGGCTTCCGTTTCGTGCGGGTGGTCGTTGTAGTATGGCGACCCCGGCGCGTTCACGGCCGCGCCCCAGGTCTGTACGTCACCGAATCCGGGAAAGTCCATCGCGTCACTCCTTTTTGTTGATGGTGTTGCCATTCTGCGATGGTGTCGGCGCAATGTCAAGTAACCCCACGCAAACACATGCAGGCTCTGTCTAGGTGTTTTCCCGGGTGTTGCGTGCCGGGGATGAGATGGTGCAGAATCGCAACATGAACACCAAACGAGCGGGGCCGGCCGCTGAAATCATCCGGCAACTTGGTGGCGTGCGGGCTACGGCTCGTCTGCTGAACGTGCATCCGTCCACCGTCACGCGGTGGGTTGAGGGGCGGGGCTGGATCCCGGCGCGCTACGGCGCGGCGGTGCTTGCTGCGGCGCGAGAGCGCGGGTTGCCGATCACGGCTGAGACGCTGTTGGAGCCTGCAGCATGATGCCCCCGTATCCCATTCCTAGTTACCTGTCGAAGGTGTGGGAGTCGCGCACCGAGGAGGAGGGCGACTGCCTGATCTGGCGCGGCGTGTATGCCAACAGCACGACGCCGGCCGTGTTCGTCAGCAAGCTCTCCAATCCCAAGTACATGACCGTGCGGCGCGTGTTGCTGGAAGCCCAGCGCGGCAAGCCTCTGCCGGCAAACCTGTTTGCCACCACGTCATGTGGGAATTCGCGGTGTGTGGCGCCTGCGCATGTGCGGCCTGGCACCGTGAGCGGCATCGCTCGGGCTGCGGTGGCTCGCGGTGCGTGGGATAACCCTTTGCGCGCCGAGAAGATCGCCCGCGCCAAGCAGGCGCAATCGCCCCTGACATGGGAGGACGTCGAGAGGATCCGAGCGGCGAAGTCTGCGGCTATCGCTGCAAAAGAGACCGGAGGCAAGGTCAGCAAATCGACCTGCGCCCTGATTCGTGCCGGCAAGCGCTGGCGAGTGAAGCCCGCGGATCCGTGGGCGGCGGCTATGTGGAGGTTGGCGGCATGAGCGGTGGAAGCATGAATTACATCTACTCCAAGCTGGAGTACGAAGCGACTTTTACCGCAGACACGCCCGAGCGGCGAGCGTTTGCGCAGCACTTGAAGCTGGTGGCCAAAGCCCTGCACGATATTGAGTGGGTTGATTCTGGCGACTACGGCCCGGGCGACGAGAACAAGGCGATCCGCGATTGCCTAGGTGATGCGGTGATGTTGGCCACGGTGCTGGAGATGGCGAAGGAGGCGGTGGCCACGTTGCAGGCGGAAATTGCGCGACTGGAGGGTCCAAAATGAGGGGCCGAAAAACCCTGCGCGAGGTCATGCAAGATCACCAGCGCAGCGAGGACACTCTCGCCGCCATCTGGGGCAAGCCGCGGCGCGAACTGCCGATCCCGGCGGCTCCGAAGACGCGGGCCAAGCGCAACCCTTCGCCGGCAGAGCAGCGCGAGCCGAGCGAGGCGGACATTCTGAAGGCGGTCATGTCGCTGTTGAAGCGTCACCCGAAGGTAGCGCAGTGCTGGCGGCAGAACTCGGGGACGTTTCAAGAGCGCAACCGGGACGGGTCTGTGCGGTACATCCGCGCCAACACTCAGCGCGGTATGAGCGACATCATGGGCGTACTGAGCGACGGGCGGACGCTGGCCGTCGAGGTCAAGTCGCGCACCGGGCGCATGAGGCCCGGGCAGGAGGAATTCCTGCAGACGATCCGCAGCGCTGGCGGCGTGGCGGGCGTGTGCCGCAGTGTGGACGATGCCGTCAGGCTGTTGGAGGGAACATGAGGGGGCGAGCGCTATCGCATTACGGGAAGCTGAACGTTGCCAATCTCAACAGAGAGGCATATCAAATCTGGTTGACGCGGAATGATGAACTGCCAGATTTGGAACCCGCTCCGACGCCTTGGCAAGACGAAAAAAACGAATTTCAGCAGCTGATGATGCGTGATCTAGCTCAGAAGTTGCTGGACTCTCTTAATTTGAACGAATCCCAACGGTTTGTGTTGATGCATCGCATTCTGGACGACTGGAAGCTGAGAGAAGTGGCGCAGGAGCTCAATGTGACGTTGGAAAGAGTTCGGCAGATTGAGAATGAGATATTGCGCAAGCTGCGTCGATCATTCCGCGAAATCACCGGGGTTGACTGCTATTACTGGCATATGTCGGCGGCAATATCATTCGGGCTGGGAAACGCATGACCCGTAAACGCAGCACCTACCGCCCCCGAGGCGTCAACCCCACAGCCCACCTTGTGGCCATCGCAGGCGCCGCCCTACTCAGCCGCGACGACCGCACAGTGTGGGCGCTTCAGATGTACGACGCCCTCGACGCCGTGGCCCGGGGCAAAGCCCAGCGCCAGCACTGGGGCGTGATCTTCGACGCCGTCAACTTGGCCGAGGAACTCACCCGCATGGGCCTAGCGGCAGACCCTGACGGCATCATCAGCGGCGCGCAGGAGGCCTGCGCAGAAATCGTGCGCCGGCAGCAGGCTACGGGCGCGCGCGCAGTGCGGGCCGGGGAACTGGCTGCGCTGCGGTGCCTGGAAGCCGCCATGATTGACATCCTGGCGGCCGTCACGCACTCGGAGCGGTTCCGCGCCGAGGAGCGGATCCGGGCTCGCGCCGCGACGGCGCGGGCTGGCGGAATTGCTGGGGCGCAGGTTATCGATGCTGGTTTCCTGGAGACGAAGCAATGAGAGTCCTTGTAGCCTGCGAATACAGCGGCGCGGTGCGTGACGCTTTCCGAGCGCGCGGGCACGACGCGATGTCGTGCGATCTGCTGCCGACAGATGCGCCGGGGCCACACTATCAGGGTGACGTGCGAGATGTACTGGGCGATGGCTGGGATCTGATGATTGCGCATCCGCCGTGTACGTATTTGAGCGTAAGCGGCATGCATTGGACGCGGCGTGGTTTGCGAGATCCGAAGTTGACCGAGGACGCGCTGGCGTTCGTGCGCTTGCTGATGGATGCGCCAATCCCGCGCATCGCCATCGAGAACCCGGTGAGCATCATCAGCAGCAGGCTTCGCAAGCCCGAGCAGATTGTCCAGCCGTGGCAGTTTGGGCACGATGCCAGTAAGAAAACTTGCCTGTGGCTCGTGGGCCTGCCGCCACTGCGGCCGACGCGAGTCATTGAGCCACGCCTTGTTAACGGCCGCCAGCGCTGGGGCAATCAGACCGACAGCGGGCAGAACCGACTGAGCCCGAGCCCGGATCGCTGGAAAATCCGCAGCGCCACCTTCCCCGGCATAGCGGCCGCAATGGCCGACCAGTGGGGCGCCTCCGCCCCCTAACCACTTCCCGTCACACAACAAACGCGGCAAACTAGCCGCCCTTCGAGGAGCCCCACCGATGCTAGATTTCCGAGGCCTAGCCGACCGCCTGCTGGCCGATGCCGAAACGCACGTAACCCGCTGGCTGCCCGAGGGCAAGCGACGCGGCAACGAATACAAAATCGGCTCACTGGCCGGCGAACCTGGCGAGTCAATGTCCATCAACCTGCGCACCGGCCGGTGGGCAGATTTCGCCAGCGGCGAGCGGGGCGGCGACCTGATCGACCTCTATGCCGCTATCCACCATATCGAACTCGCCGAGGCCTACCGCGAGCTCGACGGGGATCGCAGCGTGGCCGTCAGCGCACCGCCCCGCCGCGAGGCGCCGAAACGCTCGGTGATCACGCCTGTGCCGGCAGAGTCTGCGGACTGCGACTGCGTCCACCCGGACTACGGGCCGCCTGTGCGGACGTGGTGCTATCAGGACGGCAATGGCGACGTTCTCGGCTACGTGGCCCGCTACGAGCCCAAGGGCGCCCGCAAGCAAATCGTGCCGTGGACCTTCACCGCTGACGGCTGGGGCCGCGGTTCGTGGCCTGCGCCGCGTCCGCTGTACCGCCTGCATGACCTGGAGGCCCGGCCCGACGACCCGGTGCTGATCGTCGAGGGCGAGAAAGCCGCGGACGCCGCAGCTGCGTGGGCGGATCCGTACAGCGTCGTCTCCTGGCCCGGTGGCTCACAGGCCCTGCATCTCGCAGACTGGCGCCCAGTGTTCGGCCGGCAGATCCTGCTGTGGCCCGACGCCGACGACGCGGGCCGCATCGCCATGCTGCGCCTGGCCGAGATACTGCGCCCGCACTGCACCGTCATCAAAATCATCAACCCTACGGGCCAGCCTGACGGCTGGGACGCGGCCGACGCGGACTTCCGCACCTGGACCGAGGCGCGAGCCTGGCTGCTGCCCCGGGTGTCGCTGCTGGACGCTCCGCCTCCGCCGCCTGCGCCACCGCCGGCACCGAAGCCGCGGCCGGCACAGCAGCCGGCAGGCGAGAAAACCGCAGAGCAGGCCGTCAATGACCGCGATGCGTCCTCACTGCAGCCGTCGGACTGGTTTTCCCGGTACGCCTACGTGATCGCGGACGACTCTTTTTTCGACCTCGTTGAGCGAAGCGAGATCGGACGCAACGCTTTTAACGCGCTTTACCGGCACGTTCGCTGCAATTCGATACATTCTCAGTCATCGGGGGCGGCCCGCAGGATTGAGGCGTCCGTCAGCTTTGACGAGAACCGCCACGCGATGAACGCCAAAATTATCAGCGGCGTGACCTACGCTCCCGGCCGCACTGTGCTGGTCGAGCACGTCGGGCAAGCCTACGGGAACAAGTGGCGTGACGGCCGGCCTGAGATCAAGGACGCGGGCGACCCCGGCCCGTGGCTGGCGCACGTCGAGAAACTCGTCCCCGAGGCCGAGGAACGGAATCACATGCTGGACGCTTTCGCGTATAAGGTTCAGAACCCCGGCGTGAAAATAAACCACGCACTGCTCATCGGCGGGGTGCCTGGTGCCGGCAAAGACAGCATGATCGCGCCGCTCCTCTACGCCATCGGAGGCCAGACAAAACAGAATTGCGTGTCAGTGGATCCGTCGGAACTGTCGCAGCCGTGGGGGTATTACCTCGAAAACGAGGTAGTTATCTTTAACGAACTGCGTCAGTCTGAGGCTACCGATAGGCGAGCGCTGGAAAACAAATTGAAGCCCATACTCGCGGCGCCCCCTGAGTTACTGACCGTTCAGCGCAAGAACGCCCACCATATACAGGTGGTGAATCAGGCGCTTGTGCTGGCCATGACAAACTACCGCGACGCTATCGCTATTCCGAGCGACGACCGCCGATGGTTCGTCATCTGGACTCACGCGCAGCGCATGGAGGAATCTGAATCCCGCGCGCTGTGGGCCTGGTTCAATGCTGGCGGCCTGGAGGCCGGCGCGCGCTACCTGCGCGAGCGGGACGTGTCGCGCTTCCAGCCTGGCGCCACGCCGCCGTGGACGCCGGCAAAGCAGATCATGGTGTCCAGCACGCGCTCGCACACTGAGTCGTGGATCATCGACCGCATCGAAAAGCGCGTTGAGGAATTCCGGTGGGGCGTGATTTCCGGCCCGTGGGCGCTCATGGTGGACCGCCTGCAGACCCATGCCCCGCCGTCAGTGCGCTTGACTCAGCAGGCCCTGCAGCACGCGCTCGCTGAGGCCGGCTGGCTGGACTGGGGCATGTGCAAATCGAGGTTGAATCCGAGCTCGCGGCACGTCTTCGCGGCGCCGGACTGGCGCGGCAGCAAATCCGAGGCGCGCGACCTGTGCGAGACGCACTTCGGAGCGAACCGCAGCGCCAGCGTTCACGAATTCCGCAAGGCAGCCGGCGGGGAATAAAAAAAGCCCCCGGAGATTGCTCAATCCGGGGGCGTAAGCCGGGGCTAACCGGCACAGGAGGAGACGCGTTCCGATGCAACGCGGCTCAATTATAGGTCCAGCGCGAGCGCGACGGCAAGCGCCACCACGATAGCCAGCAGGGCAACGATCATTGGCGGCGCTCCACATGCTGGGCCAGCAGCCAGCGCGGCCCGAGGCGGCGCAGAGCTTGCACCCAGGCCCGCAGGTTGCGCCGGTCCAGGCGGGTATTGCCCGTGTTCCACAGGCGGCGGCCGAGGGTGAGCATCTTGGTTTTCATGCGTCACCTCGCAGTTCGCGCCGTACGCGGTTGAAGAAGGCTTCCCGCTGCCTTATGTACTGCTCGACGTCTGGCGCGTTCGAGGGCTGGTATTGGGCTGCGGTCAGCTTTTCACGCCTCTGAATCTCACGCTCGATGTACCAAACGGCCTTGCGCAGATCTTCAATTGCGTCGTTTTTGAGGTCGGCACGCCATAGGTATTTAATGGCGTTGCCTACACAGAAGTTCATGTGCTCAGCAATGTCTATCGCTTCCACGCCGCTCGGGTGTGCGTTGTAGTGCGGCGGATGATTGACGGGGTCGGACATCGGCTCTCCTCAAAACAGCGCCGGCTCAGCATCGGCCGGCGGGGGGTTATAACGGCCCACAGGGCGCGCGCAAGGCGGCAGGCTGGGGTAGTCCAGCAGCGCGGGCGGGAACGGCCACAGCGGCCCGCGTAGGGGCTCTGCGGGGGTGTTAGGGGCGACGGGCTGCATCGATACCCGCCAGATAGGCATGCATGCGATTCAGAAGATCGCGCGCCGGGATGTGACCGGTGTGCAAGGGCGACGACACGCCGCCGCCGTCAGTCACCATGCGATGCAGAGCGAAGCCGCCATAGGCTCGGCTCAGGTGATAGTTTCCGATTTGCGCGCGGTTTTTGCCGTCAGCGTCGCGGACGTAAGGCTCTGCGGGCGAGCCGGTCTCGCGGTTCAGACGGTCGATTACGGCTTGCAGCTGGGCTACGGTGATACGGGTCATCGTCGTTCTCCTGTGTCTGCGCCACCGTGGCGCATCCCAGAACCCCCGACGGGGGCTCGGCGGATGCGTCAGTCTTCGACGATCTCAGCGTGCAGCGTGTCACCGACCCACGCCGTCTCGGTCACGCGCGCGCGGCGCGATGCCGCCAGATCGGTAAGCTCGGCCAGCGCATCGGGGGCGGATCGCTCGATCCAGTCCAGGACGTCGGCATCGGGGCCGGGGGCGGATTGGACGCGGATGCTCAGGTATTGCATGGCGGGGGCTCCTTACAGCCCGAGCGCCACCAGAGCGCCCAGGGCGAGGCCAAACGCGCAGGCAAACGCCACGCAGGCGGGGGTCAGGGGGGTGTCGTGCATCGTCTTTCTCCTGTCGTCTCGTTTCCGGCCCGAGGACGGGCCGGGGTCGGGGTCAGTCAGCGATCAGACCAAAACAGCTCCCACGCCAAGCTCGGGCGCTGCACTTCAATATATCGGCCACGCTCGCGGCTGTAACCGTCACACAGCGCAAGCGCCATCCCTGCCTCGCGCTCTGCACGCGCGGCGCTCTGAGCCTGCAATACCCGCAGAACATCGTCTCCGTACAAAGTTACGCCAGCATCCTTACGCTGGGTCGGGGTCTTCGTCGTCGTCATCGGGGTCTACTCCTGTCAGTGGCCAGGCTGTCGGCACTCTGTCGGCGCCGGTCCGCCCGGGGGAGGCAGCACGCCCTTCGCGCTGCCAGAACCGCAGTCTAGCACAGTCTGGGAGCGATGCAAGCACTTTTTCGCAGAGATAACGCGGGCCACGTTCGCGCGCGCTGAGATATTTACGAGACACAGGGCCATAACGCCTCACGCGGCGTCTATCGTCGCTTTCTGCCATCAGACTGACGGAGTCTGCGTTTTGTGGTAAAAACGTTCGGGGGCTCTCCCCGACCGGTCAGACCGTTCAGAAGCTGTGGCAGCGTGTTTTTCCCTATGGGTGGTAGTGGTGGTAGTGCTTGCTATTTGGGGGTAAGAGGACGGTAATTAGGGGTGCAATGTTGTGGCAATTGCCACCACTATACACAACTGCCACGGAAGCGCGCTTTCGCAACGTTTTCCAGACTGCCACGAGTGACACACGCAGTCCGCGAGGGGTCGGAAGCTGCCGCTGCGACGCTCGCGCAGGCGTAACGCGACGCGATTAACACGCGCCGGAGGATCGCTAGTCTGCGCTGCGCCGAGCGCTGAGACTGCGGTAGATCACGACCAGGACGAGCCGAACCTGATGCCGGCATGGCGCCGCGGGCGCGCCGCTTGGCGGGCAGCGTGAAACTTTGTTACGTAACTGAAGCGGCACGCCGGGACCTGCGGCAGCGGCTCGCCCGGGCCAGGAGCTGGGCGCCCGAACCGTCAGTGTGCTGATGATCAGTGTGCGGAGGGGGGGGAGTTGGGTGCGGCGGAGACCCCCCGGCCAGGGCCCGCGCTAGGCGCCAAAGTGTATGGAGCCCCCGCCCAAAATTTTTTTCCCGAGCCCCACACCATTCCCGCAACACATGTAATATCTCGCCCATGTTCCGAGACCTCCCCCTAGCGCCGAGAGAGCTGAAGGCCACGCCTGACGTGTTGGAGCGCATATACCAGGCGTCGAAGCTGGGATTGCGCGGCGACAGTTTGGCGTTAAGGGCTTCGCTGCTGCCGGCAGAGTTTGCGCGGCTGAAGCTGATGGACCCGATGGCGGAGATGGCGGAGTTGAAGGGCCGGGCTGATGCTGAGGGCGACCTGGCGGTCGTGCTGATGGATGCGGCGCAGGCTGGGGACGCGAAGGTGGCGTTGGAGGTGTTGAAGCACCGGCACGACTGGGTGGCGAAGCAGAGTGTGCAGGTGGACGTGAATTCGCAGATCAGTGTGGTGGCGGCGCTGGAGGCTGCGAACGGGCGGTTGCAGCGTGGGCTGGCGGTGGAGGTGGAGGATGCGATACCCGTGGAAAGAATAGGCGCCGCCGTTCCGGTGGTGTTAGCTGCCGGTGAACGGACTGCGGCAGTAACGGCGGCGCCGCCCCCGTCGGAGCGACGCGCTGGTAAGATAGCCGCGCCGGCTCAGGAAGGCGGTATTGCGCCCGCTGGGTTTGCGCCGAAGGCGAAGGAGTACGAGTATGCCGAACGCTCTGATGTTTAATGGTGCCGCAGGCGTTGGTGCCGCAGGCGCCGAGGATATGGCCGCTGCCCCGATGCCGCGTTACCGCTGGACGGGCCCGATGCCCGACAGGCCGGTGGTGAACGGGCGGTCGGTAGTGACGGCGGAGGAGCTGGCGGATTTTCGGCGGCAATTTGGGGCCGATAAGACGCTGCGGGATTTGCTGAATGCTGACAAGGCGCTGGTGCGGCGCGGAACGCCGTCGGTGATGGACCCCCGGGCGCGGGGGATGCAGGGTGCGAACGTAGCGCCGGGAATGCCTGGGGTAATCCCGGGTGGTGGCGCGGGGCCGGCGGCGCAGGGTCGGATTCCTGGCGAGGTTGAGCGCAATGTGATGAATGCGCTGATGGCGTTGGGCCCGATAATGGGCGGGGTGCCGCGAACGGCGAATGCGATGGGTATGGTCGGCCGTCGGCCGGGGCCGGGCGATTGGAGGAGTAATCCGCCGCCTGGCGCGGATCCGGCTCGGTGGAGTGAGATTGTTCGGCAGATTGAACAGGCGTATCCGATGACGGCGCCGAGGCCTGCGGAGGTGTATTTGCAGGGCGCGCCGACGATGATGCGGGCGGCGCCGCGGCCGTTGGCTGGGGTAACGCGCTGATGCAGAAACCGATATACACCGCGGGTGAGGAGCAGGCGCTGATGACGCGCCTGTGGGAGCCGCGTATTCGGGACGACCCCGAGGCGTTTGTGTTGCTGGCGTTTCCGTGGGGGCAGCCGAACACGCCGTTGGCGGCGTTTGACGGGCCGCGGCGGTGGCAGCGACGGGTGTTGCGGATGATGAGAGATCACATCGCGGCGAACCGTGGGCAGTTGGAGATGGACACCCTGCGGGCGGCTGTTTCCAGCGGGCGCGGGATCGGGAAGTCGGCGCTGGTGAGCTGGTTGATTTTGTGGATGCTCACGACGCGGATCGGCAGCACGGTGATGGTCAGCGCGAACAGTGAAGCGCAGCTGCGAGGCGTGACGTGGGGTGAGCTCACAAAATGGTCGGCGATGCTGATCAATTCGCACTGGTGGGAAATTAGCGCGACGAAGCTCATGCCGGCGCAGTGGCTCACGCAGATCGTTGAGCGGGATTTGAAGAAGGGCACCCGTTACTGGGCGGCCGAGGGCCGGCTGTGGAGCGAGGAAAACCCGGACGCGTATGCCGGCACTCACAACATGGACGGGATGATGCTGATATTCGACGAGGCGTCGGGTATCCCGGATCCGATCTGGGCGGTGGGCGCGGGGTTTTTCACGGAGAACATTCTGGACAGGTATTGGCTGGCGTTCTCGAACCCGCGGCGCAATGAAGGGTATTTTTTTGAGTGTTTCCACGCCAAGCGGGACTTCTGGAAGAACATCCAGATTGATGCCCGCAGCGTTGAGGGCACGGACCAGCGCGTTTACCAGCAGATCATTGACGAGTACGGCGAGGACTCGCGCGAGGCGCGGGTTGAGGTGTACGGGGAGTTTCCTGCTGCCGGCGAAGACCAGTTTATTACGCCGCGACTGGTGGACGACGCGGTCAAGCGGCCGGCGTACAAGGATCCCACGGCGCCGATTGTGTTGGGCGTGGACCCCGCGCGCAGTGGCGCGGACTCGACCGTGATCGTGGCCCGTCAGGGGCGTGATCTGGTGGCCATTCGACGGTATCGTGGCGACGACACGATGACCGTGGTGGGGCACGTCATCGAAGCCATTGAGGAGTTTCAGCCTGCGCTGACGGTGATTGACGAGGGCGGGCTGGGATACGGGATTTTGGACCGCCTGACGGAGCAGCGGTACAAGGTGCGCGGCGTGAATTTTGGCTGGAAGGCCAAGGCCAGCGTGATGTGGGGCAACAAGCGCGCCGAACTGTGGGGCGCGCTGCGCGACTGGCTGAAATCGGCTCATGTGCCGGCAGACAGGCAGTTGAAGGCCGACCTGACGGGGCCGAAAACGAAGCCCAACAGCAGCGGCACGGTGTATTTGGAGTCGAAGAAAGACATGAAGGCCCGTGGCCTGGCGTCGCCGGACGCTGCCGACGCGCTGGCATGCACATTTGCTTTCCCTTTGGCCCACAGGGAGTACAATGCCAAGGAGCAGCGCCGCTCGATCAGTGATCGCGGCGTCGTTTCGGCGGGTTGGATGGCTCACTGAGGGCCTCCGGGAGCGGTGATGGCGAAGAAATCCGTGTCTCTGAGCGTCGGTCGGGGCGAGAAATTGCCCACGTCGCAGGGCGCGGGCCTGACGGCCAAGGGGCGCGAGCGCTATAACCGCGAAACGGGGTCGAATCTCAAGGCGCCTGCGCCAAATCCGAAGACTGAGGCGGATAAGGGCCGAAAAGCGTCATTTTGCGCCCGAATGGGCGGCGTGGCCGCGAAGGCCAAGGACGGCGAGCGGGCCAAAGCCGCCATGAAACGCTGGAAGTGCTGACCATGCCCCAGAAAAAACCCGGCGACCCCGGCCTCTACGCGGCAATCCACGCCAAGCGCGAGCGCATTGCTGCCGGCAGCGGCGAAAAGATGCGCAAACCGGGCTCGGCCGGCGCGCCGACAGCCAAGGCGTTTCGTGAGTCGGCCAAGACGGCAAAGAAGGGGAAATGACATGCCTCTGGTGAAATCAGCGTCTTCTGCCGCGTTTCGCAAAAACGTGAAGGCTGAAATGCAGGCCGGCAAGCCCCAGAAACAGGCGTTGGCCGTGGCGTACAGTGTCAAACGCGAGGCGCAAAAGCCCGCGTCTGCGAAGAAGAAGTAATGGCTTCGTACAACCGCACCTCCGACCCCACCGGCATTGCCGGGGCCCGCGTGGCTGCTGCTGGCGGCAAGCAGGACGCGGATTTTCTGGCCGAGATGCGTCAGCGCATGACAATGGCGCAGGCTGCGGTGTCGAATTCTCGACAAAACGAGCTGGACGATTTGAAGTTCTATGCCGGCAGTTCGGACAATTCGTGGCAGTGGCCGCAGGACGTGCTGGCTACCCGCGGCAGCGTGCAGGGCCAGACGATCAATGCCAGGCCGTGCCTGACGATCAACAAGCTGCCGCAGCACGTCAAGTCGGTCACCAACGACCAGCGCCAGAACCGCCCCAGCGGCAAGATCATTCCTGCGGACGACAAGGCCGATCCGGAAGTCGCGGAGATTTTCGACGGCATCGTTCGGCACATCGAGTACATGTCCGACGCGGACGTCGCTTACGACACCGCCTGCGAGAACCAGGTGACGTTTGGCGAGGGCTACATCCGCATCCTGACGGAGTATTGCGACCCGGACACGTTTGACCAGGACATCCGCATCGGGCGCATCCGCAATTCGTTCAGCGTGTACATGGACCCGCTGATTCAAGATCCGTGCGGTGCTGATGCGCAGTTCTGTTTCATCACGCAGGATCTGACGAAGAAAGAATACGAGCGCCTGTACCCCAAGGCCGCGCCGGTTTCGACTCTGTTGTCGTACAGCGTGGGCGACTCGACGTCGGGGTACTGGCTGAACGAGAACATGGTGCGGATTGCGGAGTACTTCTACATTGAGAAGGAACTCAAGACGCTGCACCTGTACCCCGGTGGCATGACGGCGTTTGAAGACTCTCCAGAGGACCGGCAGATGCGTGCTATGGGCCTAATGCCCATGCGCAGCCGGCAGGCCGAGCAGCAGCGCGTGAAGTGGTGCAAGACCAACGGGTACGAAATCCTCGAGGAGCGCGACTGGGCCGGCAAGTGGATCCCGGTGGTGCGCGTTGTCGGCAACGAGTTTGAGGTGGACGGCGAGATCCACATCAGCGGCTTGGTCAGGAATGCCAAGGACGCCCAGCGGATGTACAACTACTGGGTGTCGCAGGAAGCCGAGATGCTGGCGCTGGCGCCCAAAGCCCCGTTCATTGGGTACGGCGGCCAGTTTGAGGGCTATGAGCACCAGTGGAAGACCGCCAACACGACCAACTGGCCGTATCTGGAGGTGAACCCTGACGCTACTGACGGCGCTGGCAACTCGTTCCCGCTGCCGCAGCGTGCGCAGCCGCCGATGGCCCAGCAGGGCCTGATCGCTGCCAAGATGGGCGCCTCGGACGATCTAAAGGCCACCACGGGGCAGTACGACAGCAGCCTGGGCGCGACGAGCAACGAGCGCAGCGGCCGAGCCATTCTGGCCCGCGAGAAGCAGTCCGACACCGGCACTTATCACTACGTGGACAACCTGGCCCGTGCGGTGCGCTACGTCACGCGGCAGATCGTGGATCTGATCCCGAAGATCTACGACACGCAACGCATCGCCCGGATCATCGGCGTGGACGGCCAGACCAAGATGGCGCGTTTGGACCCGATGCAGCCCGAGCCGGTGCGTGAGGTCAAAGACCAGTCGGGCGTAGTCATCGCCAAGATCTACAACCCCGGCGTCGGCAAGTACGACGTCGTGGTCACCACGGGTCCGTCGTACCTGACCAAGCGGCAAGAGGCGATGGACGCTATGTCGCAGATCCTGCAGGGCTCGCCGCAGTTGTGGGCCGTGGCCGGCGACCTGTTCGTCAAGAACATGGACTGGCCGGGCGCCGACGAGCTTGCTGAGCGCCTGCGCAAGACCATTGACCCGAAGCTGCTGCAGGATCAGGAAGACCCGGCGCTGCAGGCGGCGAACCAGCAGATCCAAGTGCTGACGCAGGAACTGCAGGGCATGATGCAGATGCTCCAACGCGTGAACCAGTCGATGGAAGCGCAGGAGTTGAAGATCAAGGAGTACGACTCCGAGACGAAGCGCCTGAGCGTGGTGCAGGCCGGCATGAGGCCCGAGCAGATCCAGGAAATGGTCATTCAGACCATGCGCGATATCATGGCGGTGGGTGATCTGCAGGCTGCGCAGCGCCAGTTTATGCCGATGGCCCCGGCTTCGCCTGGCGGCATGCTGGGTGCGCCGCAAACGATGCCCGAAGGAGCCCCGGTATGAGTTGCGAGACGTTTATCGGCCACCTGTTTCTCGCGCGGGATGTGGCGCATTCTGCGCACCTGAACACGCGCTCATACGCCAAGCACGTTGCGCTAAACGCGTTCTATGACGGCATCATTGACCTGGCGGATAAGTTCGCCGAGGCGTATCAGGGCCGGCACGGGCTGATCGGGCCGATTGAGTTGCAGCAGGCCACCAAGACCAACAGCGTGCTGGAGTTCTTGCAGGACTCGCTGAAGACGCTGGAAGACACGCGCTACGACGTCTGCGACAAGACCGACACGCCGCTGCAGAACATCATTGACGAGATTGTCGGGCTGTATCTAAGCACCCTGTACAAGCTCAAATTCTTGGCCTGACGGCCCGAAAGGACACCCCGTGGAACTGCTCAAGCCTCTT